ATCATAAACTATCAAGCCTTGTGCCGCTCCTGCCAATACCACTTTACCAGCGCCGCCGCCAGTTCTCTCAAGAGTTAATTGTGAGCTTCCGCCAGGTACAGATATATGAAGTTTAGTACCTGGGCTAGTCGTCCCTATCCCGACGTTGCCGTTATCTACAATAAATTTAACATTTTCACTAGCGTCAACTACACTAAATTGAACTGTTCCTGTTCTTGGTCCAACAATTATACTATTGCCTGTAGCGTCTAGCATCCAAGCTGTAGAAGATCCAACTTCGCTATCTAACCTATATAATCTTGTACCTGCTAAATGACTAGTCCCATTATTTACTCTAAGAGTATCATAAGTTCCGTCTGATACAGATAATATCCCGCTAGGACTAGTCGTCCCGATACCGACGTTGCCTGTAAAAGTTCCGTCATCCGCTTCTATTGATCCGTCAATTTCTATGTCTGTTAAAAACTTTTTAGTTGCCATATATCTGTATGCCCTTGTTATTTATTTGTGTGTAGTCTTTACACTTGTTCACTTTTAGTTATGACTATCCGTTTACTACTATCCTATATTGATTTGTGGTAGGCGCTGTATTAAACTTAATGGTTATTGTATTAACAGATGTTAATTCCACAAAAGCCACCACCTCGTCATTACTAGTCGCATCGTAAACTTTAGCTTGTACATACTGATTATTCATGCCATGAGTTACCACTACTGTAGTTGTAATCTCGCTTATCAATCTTGTATAGGTCCTAGTATTTGTAAGCGTAGAGCTTACACCTAGATTACCTTTTAGTGTTGAAGGTGTCACGGCCCTTATTGTGTCAGTACCCGTGTTAACCTCTGTTTGTGTTGCTATCTCTATAATACCCTTAGTGGTTGTAGATGCGTCAGGTTCATCCCCTGTATTAGTTCCAGTTGAGGTGTTAATAGCATCAATAAGGTCCTTTAATACCTTACCCTGAGCCGCTGTAAGCCCTTCTGTGGTGCTTGTGGACGTTAAGGTGTTGTTTAGTGTAATAGCGTCTAAGAAGTCGCTCATATCGATTGTGAACGTACTTGCATCATCCCTAGTAAAGGTAGCTAAACCCGTAGCGCCATTAATTGACCCTGAAGTCAATCTAGCCAGGTTAGTGTCATCTAAATATGTAGCTAAGTCAATAGTGGTGTCATTACCCGCTTCGTCCGTGTAGGTGATTATGTTAGCGGCAATCCCTATAGATGTTAGTGTTTCTGTATCTAATCCATTAAGTTTTACCTTGTCATCTGCAGTCATTACACCCGCCACCGTAATTGTTGCAGCGTTTACAGTTATACCTGTACCATAGTCAATATCTATATCTACGTCAGTAGCATTGTGTGTAATGCTTAAGTCGTTGGAGGAGTGTGAATTTAAAGAATCAATATCCACCTGTAATTCTTGAAGCGCAGATTGTACGTTAGTGCTTGTTAAGTTCCCTGAGGCATTGCTAGGAACCTCTGAAGCTACTTGATCAGCTGTAGCGTTAGACTCTATGTTAGATAGTTTTGTCTTCTCAGTAGGCAGCAATAAACCTGCTTGACCTCCTGTAGCGGCTGGAATAGTTGCGTCGTTTCCACTAGAAGATGTAACAATACCACTAGAGGCCGCAGCCGTATATCCTAGGTCTGTAATTCCGTTCTCCCCTAGATCTATCCAAGATGTAGCACCTGCATCATAAACATAAAGAGTATTGACAGATGTATTCCAATATATTTGTCCATCTACAGGGCTTGATGGCGCAGCCGATAAATTTTGTACAACCGCATTTAAGAGTTGATTTTTATTTAAATCTAAGTCTACTAAGTGTTTAATGTTTGCCATTGCTTCTAATTTATGTACGCTTCACCCGAGAAGGCTGAGTTAAAAGTTATTTTTATATTGTTGTTATCTATGTGTTGTATTGCACCTACTACTACGGTCCCTGCTGTGTCTACGACCACACAAGAGGGTCTTTTATTTAATTGATGGTTTATTGACCAAGAAGCTGAGGGTATAGTTTGATCAAAAACATACTCTTTATCCTGTAGTATATTAGCGACAGTACCATCTGCCCTAAGATATTCTGTAGACGTACCTGTAGGCGTTTTAAATCCTGTAGCCTCTATGTTTACACTACTTTCTATTGAGTTTGTTGAGATAGATAAAGGCGTTTCATTACCTAGACCGTCCGTCACAACCTTGTCTGAACTAGTTAAATTCTCGTTATCTTTTAATTTAAGAACCGACTCATAGGTGTCCTTAATTCTTTGTCCTGTAAATGTTGCCATATTATATATACCACCCTCCGAAGTTTGTGTCTCTGTTAGGGCTCATTTCATCCTTTGTGTTAACTAGGTACTCAGGAAACTCATTTGGGTAGTTCTTTAAATAGTCTACCATCCTATCAGCGTAGTGCTGTGCTGTGTCTCTAGTGGCCTCTACCATCATATTAAGATCATCCTTAGTTAGCGTCTCAGCAGCTTCGCTAGTGTGCTTAAAAACTCCTTTATTATTAATGCTAAATTGACTAAATGGCAAAAACTCTAATAAAGCAAATTGGGCCAAAGTAGGTTTAATGTGCGTAATCATTAAGGTCTCATAATCTCCTGTTAGTGTGTTAGCTAAAACATCTGCCTGTAGCTTTTTATACAGTCTACTCCCTAATAACTCATGTACATGTATGTCCTGAGCTATCTCTATATATTGGATTACTCTATCAAAATCTAAATTTCCTGATATTGGTGTGAACCTTACAAGATCATCCCTGCTAATAAATAATGCTTTACTCATCTTATTTCTTTTTTCCTTTTGGTTTATAACTTGGGTGATGCCCTTTGTCAGCTCTGTCTATCTGAGCCTCAGCTACTCTCCTGTCATTTTTAAATCTCCCACTAGTTGGGCTAAAGTGGTGTTTTTTAGCTTCTGAAATAGATGCCTTTTTTACTCCATTAAAAGCACCTCCACCCCATGGTGTCCCGTCCTTCTTTTTTCTTTTTATATATATGCGTCTTTCAAACTTGTGATGGCAGTTAACCCCGCCTTTATGCAACCACAAACTATATGGTTGTTTATTGTGGCCTAGTCTTGAATTTACGCCGTCTGCCTTCATTCTTATGATGTCCTCTTTACGGTATAATCTGTCAGCTCCTTCCATAGCTCTACAGAATGGGCGCATCTTTTTTCCGCTATTGCTTTTGCCGTACTTTTTTGAGCCTTGAACGTATGCGTAACGAACTTTGACAAAATTGTTATCCTGCTTGCTATCTTTTGCTCTTTGGTCCTCAGGAGCGAAGCTAAGGGCCACATTAAGCGTAGCGTTTAGCATACCCTCAAAATCCTCGGCCTCAGTCTCCCCGTCATCAATACGCGCGTCAACGCACACCCATTCGTCAGAGACAATTTCTCCCACTTTTTTAAGGTACATTAGTATTTCAGCTTGCTCCCTAGAAGTCTTACACATTATCTATTTTTTAAATAAGCACTCATTGCTAGATCTACAGCACTCGCTAGGTTTTGATCTACTTTATTGTCCTCCTCATCCTTCTCAGTTATCTTCTCGGCTTTTGGCTTCTCATCCTTCTCTTTGTATTGATTCTCCTCCTCTTGATTCTCCTCTGTAAACTCAATAGGTTGCGATGTTATAAAATACAACTCAGGAGCTTCTCCATTAACCTCTAGAACCTCTTTTAAGGCATCAACTATCTCATCCTGAAAGTTACGTATAACTGTAGAGTTAAATAGCTGTGAGGCTACCTTAATTTCATCTGAGTTACTTGCGAGGCCATTTCCACCGTCTTTAATTCCTAATAACATAGGGGACGTTACCCTGTGGCCCACAAGGATCTTGTGCATTGCTTCGTTTGCGAGGTACTCATAATGTGCAGGAGCGTCATTTAAAGATATATCTTCAACAGATGCTTTGTTGTCTGCAGACTCATTAAAAGCTACAATTACCTTTTGCCCCTTAGATCCTGTTAATTTTCTTTTAACGTCTTCAGAAATTTGCTGTCTTTGTTCAGCTGAAGGGACTCCATTGTTAAAATTTATAACCTTTGTACCACTAAAAGAATTTTTAGCCTCATTAAGTAAGTAGTCTGAGATCTCGTTTTCAAGCTCACAATAAGGTAAGGCTCCTGAGTATCCTACAGGGCTAAAATATGAATAACCTGAAACGTATGGCTTTAAGATTAACAATTCAATCTTCTCCTTTGAGTTCCCAAATGTAGGTATCTTAGTTAGCTTATCTGAAGGGCTCTTGTCTATCCAGTTAGGGTGGTAGTAATAGTTATTTATTACACCCATTTCATCCATCTTCTCAGGTCTTAAGGTGTGTATAGGAAAATGCTTTATACCTACCACTTTGCGGTTGTTACTTGCATTGTTGTATATAACCTGCATAGCAGCCATCCCTAACATTTTACGCTCTACGATAACCTTTTTAAGGTCTCTGTGGTTTATTAGTTTCCTAAGCTCTTTAACTTCGTTAGAATCCTTCTCAAGGCCATCTATGCAGATACCTTGCCCGTATATTAGATCTGATATAGATTTGATTGCAGCGTTGTTGGTTGCACTCTGTAGGTATTGCTGTATTAAAAAACTGAAATAATCATTATCTTCTCCATAAGATACATACTCCTTAAATTTATCTTCAATAGCTTTAGGCATTTCATAGGCCGCTAAGTTTGTTATAGTGTAGTTCATTATTCTAGTATTGTATAGTTAGTTGCCGTTGTTTTTTGTACGTATACATCCTCATTAATTGAGTAATCTAGTGTACTTTTTTGAGTCGTTTGAAATTTACCTCTATATACAACTTCTCCAAACAAGACACCCACTAAGCTGTATTGTGTTTCATCTTTTAAGCTAGATAGCTCTAAGGTTCTTATCTTTAATTCATGATAATATTTTTTAGCAACCACATTAGCGTTACCTTGTGCATTATTAAACTCAGCTAAGACCGTGTCATTTCCGTCAGCGTAAACGCTCCATAAAATATAAGAACTTTCAGCATCTTGATCTGTTAAGTTTATGTTTATATTTAAGCTTTGTATTTGAGTGCCTACTATGTTTATATAGTTCATTATTACTCTTTATTTAAAAACAATATACTAGCCAATATGATACAAAAAAAAACAGCCACCCTAAGGCAGCTGTTATTCTAGTTTTCATTTTGTTGGATTATACTCCTAAAGTTACTGAAAAATCTGTAGCAATTACTCCTGTGTATTGCTTAGCGAAGCCCTTCTCCATTCCTGCAAACGTGAGCTCATATCCTGATTTGTCACCTAATGAAGCCCCACTTGTAGCGGTTGCGCTCATTTCAGCTCCAAATTCTTCTCCCATTAACCAAACAGTCCCGTTGTTATCTTCAATTAAAATTTGTGGACGTCCGTAAGCTAATAATTTTACTTCTTTGTGAGTCGTAGCGTCTTGCTTCTTTAAAGAAACGACTAGCGTTTGCTCAGCAAAAGTAGTACCGTTATCGCGGCTTGAGGTTAGTGATTGATCAAAGGTAGATGTACCTCTTAGATCGTATTTAAAAGCGTCAGGTGTTGTTGCTGAGATTCCTGTAACCGTTTCATCAGAAATAGTTAGGTCTCCCATTGCTCCAAAGTTTACAAAGTAGATGGCGTTCAAACCCCCCACACTGTCTTTACAGCCTTCCAAACGCCCTAGTGTGATATTACATGGCATAATGTTATAGTATTTAAGTTGTTGATATTGATTTAGTTAAGAGCCCCTAATTAAAGGAGCCCTTTAGATAATTAGTCTGTTATTAAGACTGTGTTGTTAAAACGATTTCTGAACCGATAGCATATTGTACCGCTGCAGAATAACGCATTACAACTCTCACATTTTGTGATCCGTCGATATCTGCGAGGTCAATCAATTTTACAAGATTTTGGTCATTTTGAAGCCCGCAGCCGAAAAACATATTGTCCTTCATTCCTGCAACCATTTGCCCTGAATTTAATCCATTTGCTACAAATAATTTAACACCTTCAAAATCCATTGCAGTTTGACCTACATGGTAAAGATCTTTGTATCCTAAAGCTGCCTGAGCTCTTACATAAGATCTAGCGTCTGCTTGTGAGATATAGATACTTAGTCCTTCAGAACCATAAATAGTCTCAGGAATAGCGTCTACTACGTCTCCAAGGCGCTCAATGATGTTAGCTGCAGTCGTTGCACCTGTGAAGGCTACATCTACTACATCAGCATCAGCTGCCATAAGGTTAACTAATCCGTCAAATTTACCCGCTCCTGTTCCGTTCCAAATGTTAGTCTCTACGTTAGCAGCTACTTTACCTGCTACATGACCTATAAGGTATGCTGCGAAGCTTTTTGGTAATTCGTCAAAAGATGAAAATCCTTGCTCAATTGAAAGCCAGTCCGACTCAAAATCTTTTTTACAAAGTTCCAAATTTACTTGAAAATCTTTTACTTGTAAGTAACGCTCAGTTAATGTAACTGAAGATGTTGCTGCGAAGTCACATGAAGCGTCAGCTACTATGTCTCCTACTGCAAGCTTCTGCATTACCTGCTTATACTTAATGTTTGGTTTTACTGTGATTCCTCCTTTATCTAAAGTAGGCGCTGATAATAAAGCCGCGGCTATAAATCCTTGTGCTTTAGCCCCTGCGTAAGAGGTCGTAATACTAGTTGTTGTTGGCATTGTTTAAAATTTAAAATTAATTATTATTGATATATTTGAAAACTCTCTCTTGAATAGAAGCTCCTTTTTTACCGATGCCACTCGCTGACTCAGACCTGACTACAGCCTCAGGGCTATGTGTCAATCCTTGTGGTGCTGCTTGTGGTATTTCGGGTATAGGATCTTCTACTTTCATAGCATCTGCTAAGATTCCTTTTAGGTCCGCTAGTTGTTGCTCTAGTGCTTTTACTCGCAGGTCCTCTACGGGCTCCTCAGATACTACTTCAGCTGCAGGCGTTTCCGCTACAGGCTCTGCTACAGGCTCAGCTGCAGGTGCTACTACCTCAGCCACTACAGGATCAGGTGTTGGTGCTACAGGCTCTGCCGCAGCTTCAGGTGTTGGTGCTACAGCTTCATCTGCAGGTGTTTCTGTCGCTATATTTAAAGCTTCAGCAATCTTTTTTAGGGTGTCTTTTGCGTTTAACATAAATTAATTTAAGGGTTTGTATTTTATTTAAAAACACTATTAACAGAAATCTGTTTTTTTGTAGCACTAATGATTTTAGTTTTTTAACCACTTGTGTTGGATATTGTATCTTCTCTATCTATTTTGGTTATGTCACTAATTTGATTGCCACCGTATAAACTACCGAAACCTTGAGGCTTTGCATTTGGACCTCCGTACTCATTACCTACTTTTGGATATTTTGCTTTTATGTACATTAGTGTATTGATATTATATTAAGAGATAAATTATCTACAGTGACGTTATGGGTAGATGTGTAATTTTCAACCTCTAAAGTTATTTCATCTAAATTTACTAAGTCTATTACTGTCTGACAAACAACATTTGCAGCCTTGCCACCTGAGTCTGTTGTGACAAACCCCTCAGAGTCTTCTACTATAACACCATTTTTAGATACATAAAACGCTAAGTCTTGGCCATTACTAGACTCCACAGAAAAAATAGCTATAACTTGAGAAGTCATACTATCTCCATTATATATAACAGAATTTAAGCCTTGAGCAAATCCGTCATTTACTGAATAAATAAAATTTCCGCTTATAGTTTCGGGTGTGCTTACTGTGTTAATTACAGTCTCAGTTGTGTTCTCGTGCATATAAACAACGGCCCTTTCAACTTCGTGGTCTTTTAAGTATTCTGTTGACGTGTGTAAGTATGCTCTTTGCGTGTTGTTATTTATTACAGCCATATATCTATTATTTATATCTATTATTTATATATTTTCTTTTACTATTTGGCGTATCATATCTAGAGTTTTATCTAGGACCTCATCGCTAAAATTCATATCACTTTCACGTCTTAGAGCGTTAGAAAATTGTCCTTCTATACTGAAGCCAAAAACCTTATCGTTTTTTACGTAGTTGTCCCATACATCCTGGTCATCTACTTTCATGCTAATTGCCCAAGTCCCCTCAGGTAGATTTAAGCCGTATTTAGCGCTCTTGTCTAGCTTAGAGTCTTCTACTATCCAGGACTCAAAAATGGTCATCCCAGCTAGTTTAACGTCGTGCTCTAGAGTAGCATTGTTTTGATTATTATTTTTAAAGAAATTCTGTGCTGTCTTAGCTATCGTCTCCTTAGAAAAATATATGTAAAAGTCTTCAGCTCCATTCTCACCTTTGCGAAAAATTGGTTTATCAGGTATTAGGGCCGCTCCTAAGAGTACTTGTTTATCTTTTGATACTTCAGCTAGTAAAATAGGTTTCTGATCACCTAGGGCTACCCAGTCACTCATAATTGCTGGCGTATTAACCAAACTAACAGCGCTTACACCTAGCTGGTCATCTTCGCCTAAAAGCATTTCGTAAATTTTCATATTATATCTTTATTTAAAAACAATTTTATCCGAGACTTGCTTCGGTTTCTGTGTTGCGCTGTAATGCTTGAGTGCTCGTAACGTCTTCAGCTACTACATAGGCTCTCATGGGTCTATTGTTAGCTCCTGATATTGTACTGCCTAAAAAGTTAGCGTCATTGCTAGTCTGCCCTATAACATTAAAAGCGGGGGCTTGAATGGCCGCACCACCTCCTGATCCTCCAAAGTCTTGGCCCCCAAATCTAGAAGTGAGTTTTTTCATATCCTTCTTTTGCTTTGCCATGTTTTTGATCATCATACCCGCTTGAATTGCATACGTAGCCATAGTGATAGCATTCCATGGAGGTCCGAGTTTACTAGCGTTAGCCATACCCACCTGCAAAGATCCTTGTTGTTTTATTCCATCTGCAGCCATTTCCATGTTAGACTCTGTCGCTTTTGCCTTCATTGTCATAGCTAGAGCCTTCATTTTCATAACGATCTCAGCTAGCATCATAGCCTGCTTCATTTTAAGCATTAACTGACCTATCTTTGACTCCTCACCTGAGGCCATTATAACAGCATCTAAGCCATCAGCTAAAGTTTGTTTTTTAAGCTCTAAAATACGTGCATCCTCCTCTTGTTTTTTGATCATTCTGTCCTGATCTGCTTTAAAGCTTAGGTCAGCATAGTACTCTACAATACTTGCTTTTAACATCTCCTTCTCAGTAGTCGATACTTTCAGTTGTTCTAGCTCTAGTAAATGTGCCTCTTTTTGCTGTGCTAAGTTCTGAAGTGGATCGTCTGACTTTATCTTAAATTTAGCATCGAAGTCGTCAAATATTTTCTTTTTAGCTTCTTTATTTAATAGCTCCTGATCTATTACCTTTTGATTATATATAGCATTTATAGCTAGAGTGGCTTTACCCTTCTCATCGTCACTCATTTTATGCAGTTCTAACTCAGCTAAGTATTGTTTTCTTTTAACTTCAATAGCCTCTAGTTTAGTTTTAGCTTGCTGATCTTGTTCTAATTTTAACAGTTTTTTAAGAAACGCATTCTTAGCATTAAGTTCCTTATCTACTCCTCCCTTTTTAGCAACTCCTAGCTCATTAAGTCTTTTGATCTCATTTTCTATACTCTCAATAAACTTATTCTTAGCTCTGATCTCAGCCTCTGTAGTTTCAGGCATAGCTTTACCAACGGCTAGCAATGCTTTTTGAGCTGCTATAAGACTACCTAGTTTCTTTGTAGCTTCACCATCGGCAAGTGTATTCTCATCTGTTAACTCAGTATTTTCGGCTATAGTCATTCCTAGATCCTCCATCAGGCCGTTTTTAGCTGATGTTAGAGAGCTTGTAATCTCCATAGATTTGTTATAGCTGTCTTGTGCTCTTTCAGTGCCTTTAAGGCCATTTCTAAGCCTTCTGTTAGCTATTTCTAGATCATTGAATGACATCTCAGTACGCTTAAGATGTATTTGCTGTTGCTGTGCTGCAGCTCGCTCCTGTAATGTGCCCTCAGTTTGTTCTAGATTGTGCTGTTTAGCGTTCTGAGCTATAGCATTCCTTAGTTGCATTTCATTCTCAAGCAAGGTCTTCTTATCCTTTGCTGCGTCATTTAATGCCTCTTGTATCTCTTCGTCAGCCTCCTGAAGTATGATCTTATTAATTAACATCTCGTTAACTTCTCCAATAGCAGCACTTAATTGCTCGTTAGTGGCCTTCTCAGCGTCAATATTTTTTAAAAAGTCAGGATATTCCTTTTGTAGTTTTTCTATGATCTCAACACGATCACCCTCAGATGTATTTGTGTCTAGTAGTTGCCCCTCTAAAGCAAACAATGCAAAGCGCTCCTTATCTAGCTCTTCACTTAATAGTGTTGTGGGTGTTATAAAGCTTAATATTGCTGTAGTGGCCTGTATAAAGCCTCTAGCTATTTTATTGAGCATTCCCTCACCGTCTTCTATAGATAGTAGAAATCCTTCCCATGCACTAGATAACTTAGTGGTATCACCTGCTAAATTGTCTAGTTTTACCTCTGCCATTTTCTTAGCGGCTCCTTCAGCATCTAGAAATTTCTTCTCTAAGCCTGCAATGTCATCCTGTCCACTTGCTAGAGTAAGGAATGTTTTACCTGCTACAACACCTACCATATCAATAGCGGTATTAAGTGGATCTGCCGATTCTCTCACTTTTTTCATACCATCTGCCAATGATATACCCTTCTTGTTAAGCATTATAAAGGTCTTAGCTAGTCCCGTTCCTGCTATAGATCCCTTTAGTCCCCTATCTGCTAAAACCCCTAGTAAAGCCGTCGTTTTCTCTACAGATACGTTTGTAGCTTTTGATACAGGAGCGACTAACTTCAATGATTCTCTTAATGAGCTAAATGACAGTGCTGAGCTAGATGTACTCTTGGCCATTACGTCTACAACCCTTTGAGTCTCTTTTGTTGATAAACCAAATGATTTGATTAATGATCCTGAAAACTCAGCTGCTTCTCCTAGATCAACTTCTAAAGATGCTGCTAGATCTAATATTGCACCTGTTGAATTTTTAATATCATCAGTCTTGAAACCTAACTTTGCTAGCTCAGTTTGCAGTGATAATACCTCACTAGCGGTAAATGCTGTTGTGGCTCCTAATTGCTTAGCCTGATTACTAAGCTCACCCATTTCTGCCTTACTAGATCCTGTTACGGCCTCTAATGTAGATAGAGCCTTCTCAAATTGAGTTGACTTACTAAGTGCCGCTCCTAAGCCTGCTACTAAAGCACCTAATCCTACTACTAAAACCCCAACACCGCTCGATATAAGTGCCATAGTCATAGACTTGATGCCTCCTGTTGCCGCTGTAGCTGAGGCCGCCACTCCTTTCAATGAAGTCGATAGTCCACCCGCTGCGGCTGTCCCTGCGTTTAAGCTAGTTGCTGCATTTGATGTAACCGACACATGAACTCTTCTAGTTTCTTTAGCCATTATCTGTATGTATTATTATATCTAAATTTCATGTATCTTTTAAGCTCGCTCCATGTCTCAGGATACTTATATAGTCCTTTAGCCACATTGACGGGATAGCTGTCTTGTTCTGTGGTCCTTAGTAGTTTTAGGATTATATCTATCATAGTCTTTATTTAAAAACACCGTAGTGTTATTCTAGTAGTATGTTAAAGTTATGTTAAAAGCTTGTGTATGTCAATTATTTTGTCGATATTCAAAACTTCTTTAAGTGAAACAGTAGCCTTTATGCAAAAGTCTCTATAAAATCACCACTTCTACCTATAACAGACCCTACCATGTCGATGTCTACGTCAGTATTAGGAGCTAATAAGTACCTAGAAATCAGTCCCGTGGATGCATCTACATAAGTGAAGTATATAGACTTAGTAAGGCTCTCATTCTCGATGTTCCTTGTTTGAGTTTCAAAGTGCTCTAGCTTAGAATTACCTACTAAAGTAAGATCCAATTTGGTTACTCCTGAAAGGTAGTTAGTTTCTAAGGAATTTATGTTATAGAATTTATTACTTATTAGAAGCGTATCTGAAAGCTTTAAATTGATTAATTGAGACTGTGGTATATGAGCTGTCAACTTTACCTTGCGTTTATCTTCGTCAAACATTAAAGCTGTAGTACCTCTGTAGAAACTATGCCATAAGCCATTACCAAACATGTTAAAAGCAAACCTATACTCACTTAGTTCCTCACCAAAGTACAACCCTACGTCGCTGTATAGGCCTACAGGTGTTTCTAAGCCTACTTGATGCACATTTGATGGCATTGTATATACTGTGCTAGAAGATACCGTTGAGACCGTGTCAAAAGCTAATTGAGATACACTACCTGTAAATGTATCAGGCTTACATATATAAGTAAACATAGGCTTAATAGATTGTTCAGATCCACCTACGTCGCTAAATAACGTATAACATACCCTGAAGTCATCGCCATTGCTAAGGTCATCTAAGGGCTCTATAGGAGATCTTTGATTCTTTATCTTAAAGTCATAAGCACTACCTGATAGCTTCGCACCTTCTTCTCCTATTAATTCGTATCTTATTTCACCGTAATTTCTACCATTAACAGCCTTGTATCCTTCTTCTAAGGCCAATACAGGCTCCTCGAAGCCCATTAACAAACTAGAGTATAAGTTAGGCTTATTAATATCATATCCTGATACATCCACATATTTTGTGATATCCTTAACAGATCCTTCACTCATGAAATGATCATAGTGTTTAGTAGATATATTTAAGTCAGAGTCAACCTCAGCAATTACATTAAATTGTTTAAAAATAGAGGTTAAAAACTCCATTATAGTCATAGTAGGTAAGTTCTTTTGAGCGTCATAGGTATTAGCTGTCCCCACAAGAGCATCTGCTTCTAAAGATGAAGTTATCGTAGGATCGTAGTACCATGTTTTAAAGAGGTGGTTACCAACTTGATTAGGTATATACTCTTTATTATATCCTATTATTGATACCCTTATATCTACGCTAGGATTACTCTCTGACTCAACCTCAACCTGAAATATCGCAGGGTTTCTGTTTCCTAGTACTATAAAATCTTCAGTATACGCATCTGACTCACTTATTTCTCTAACTACCTGACCACCTACTTTCAATTTAATGTTTGCTGTAGTGTTAAAGATTCCCTTTACTCTTACCTGATATTTTCTGTCCTGTCCTAGCAGCATAGTCTCTTCACTTGGATCAAAAACAAAGCCATTGCTGATCAGTTGAAAATCAGGAATAGAACCTGATAATAAAGTAAAGTTATTAGCTATAGTTGAATTAAGACTCCCTGATCTAGTTTTGTCTGTTTGGTGAAGCCAAAGATACAGCTCTCTTATGTAGTCAGATTCTAGTACTCCTGTGAAATTAAAGTTGTATCTAGTCTGTATTTTGTCTAATATAGCCCCTACTGAAAGAGCACCTATTACATCCTCTTCACGTATACCATAACCCACTGCATTTGTACCTCCTGAGTATGCTATATTTCTAGCTCCTTCAATACCTGTGGCCGCTGTAGATGAATCAGCTATATATCTCGCTTTTCTACTAGCTAAAGGGAACATTAAGTCCCTAGGGGTTTGGTTCTGTATTTCAGACACAAAATCAAAGCTGTCATCATATAGGTCAGTGAAGTCTAAATCATTTAACCTATCCTTACCAATTTGCCTAGATAGCTCAGATAATTTACCTATAAAAGTAATCTTATAGTGCATAGCTACACCGTTGGCTATTCTAGCACCATCTATACGAATGTTTCCTACTTTGTAAGTAGTATTATTCATTATAATTTTAGCAGGTATAAGCTCTCTAGAGTCGATACCATTATTGATATCTATATTGTAGTTGTGTTTAAAGATCCTGTTGTTTTTCTTACTAGCAGGAACTGTGAAGGTTTTACTAAAATCAGTAAATAACTTCTTAGGATCACTCATGTCTTTTACTACTGACTTGATACTAACCCCTTCGTCTCCAAACATATCTAAAATAGGAGTTTGAGTTACATCCACATTAAGGTTGTTGCTTGCATTCCATGCTACAGCATACGACTCCCATGAGTCAATTATATCACCCCAAGTCTCACCATTAGCAGGCTCAGGTATATTACCTATAAGTATTCTAATTGGTATCTTCATTATCTCACATTGTTTAAGTACTCAGAAGCTGATTCTATTGTAAAGGTGTACTGTATAAGCTTGTCATTAAGATGGTTTTTCTTAGATAGCTTTGTGTTAGTTACATTAACAGGTAATAAATTAGATCCGTTACTGTGGATCTTAGCCCATACATACTCACTTAGCATAAGCTCCTCTATCTGCATAACATAGTACTCATCTAGATAGTCCGTATTGATAGTAAATGATTGCTTAGAGCCCGTTAAGCGTTTTCTAGATGCATGCATACCATTACTGTAGTTCATGCTCTCTAAGTTGCTTATATTGCGTTTAAAGGTATCTGAGGTTGTAGCTATCTCTTCAGTATGCTTAAGAGTAAAAGCTAATGTATTTTTAGCACCCTGCTTATTAACATAAGTAAGTGTTATAGCTCTAGCCGTACCTGTTGCGTAAGACAATGCTGTGTTATCGTTGTTATTGTATTTATTGCAGTCAAAAATGTCATGCTTTACTAGATAAAAAGTACCATTAAAGTTGAATAGTACCTGAGTAATAGTTGTAGACAAACTCAGGCTTCTTATCTGCCCGTCAGAATCTGTTGAAGGCAATATAGCACTCTGAAGACTTGTACCGTTCGCAAAGAATATAGTTTTATTCCATGAAGTGCTGTCAGTAGGTTGTACTAGGTAAGAAAATAGACCACTTTCACCTTCAGCTCCTGTAACTCTAAATATCTTGTCATATCCTAGAGTATTTGGCTTAGGATCTTCAGGTAAACAGATATATTCGTCCTCAAATGTTTGGCCATTATGCTGTAGCCCTTCTGTAAAGACAGTGTAACCTTCTGTAGCTATATATGTAGCTTTTTGAGCTGCTATAAGAGCAAAATCAGTAAATTTAGTTTCTACCCATACCACAGCCGATCTGTTTGAATCATCTTGAGTACAATAGTCCCTTACTAGTTCAGATATCTCTAATGTGGCCTCTCCTCCTATAGCTTCTTTAGTTAAAGTATATGTTGCCGCTGTTGGTTTGTCAGTAGATACGTCTCCTGTCCAAATCCTAAGCTGTAATTGCACTGTAGGCTCTGTAGTTGCTAGTTGTACGTAAAACGGGCTCCTTGTGTTAATCTGTCTGTATGCCATTGTATTGTTATTTTAGTATTTTAACCATTCTAGACCTAGCTAGTCTGTTTGTTATTTGATTTGCAAAGTTTTTCTGTATGTCATCTGCTATGGCATTGTGATACGCTCGCATTGTTACCTTATATCTTTTATTAAAAGGCTTCTCAAAGAAACCTGTCTTTTTAATACCCTTCTCATAGATTGATCTAGCTATAACAAAAGCTAAGCCCTGAGATAGACCCTTCTTTTTAAGCCACTTCCTGATAGGACCAACAGGCACAGTCTTCTTACCATTCCTGAACTTATTAGGACTTTTAGCGTTGACTATATAGTTACTTTTAGAACCTCTCACACCCTCATCTAAGAACTTACCATAGTGAGCCATTTCAAATGTGACACTAGGCATTGCAGATCCACCTGTAAACTTACCTTTAATATCTCTATTCATTTTGGAGCTAACAAACCCCTTAAGAGACTTATATAGCTTACCACTTACTTTGTGTGAAGATTTCTTGCCTCTACTCGTGCGGCCCCTAGTTAGATTAGCCTTAGACTGAGCTATTACATAGCGTTTATAGCCATCCATTACACGCCTTGCCTTAGGATATGTTGAGGTCATTTTTAGCACAGGTCCAAAGTGTTTTTAATGATCACTGTAAACTCCATTCCACATCCTGCCAGCTTATCTTCAAATCTCTCACTAAAGAACTCGATACTTACAGATTCATCCTCTACCTGAAAGCCTTGAGCATATAGGTCGCCTCTCATTAGCTCCTGTATTGTCTTAGTAGCTGCAGCAAACATAGAATTTAGCACATAGTGCTCATTATCATTTCCGTAAAACTGATCTGTTTGGGCCTGCTTTTGTTCGTCTACAATATCCAAGAATAACACTGACATATCTACATAGGCTACGCCTTCTCCTATCCTAGCTGTAGACATTCCTACATGTGCTAAAGGAAAAATATTCTTTTTAAGTAAGTCAACCTCAAAGAGATCACCGAATGTGACCTGATTGATTAGTTTATTATTTTGCAACTCAGACCTTATAGCATCTGTGACTTTAAAAATGTTATTCATATCTTATTTTTTTCTATATTGTGCCCTTTCAATTTCTGCCTTCTCCTTATCATATTCTAAAAACATTAAAGCTTCAAGGTGATTCATTTCTGTTACTTCTGTATACTTTGTAGCCACTCCTCCGCAAAGAGCGTAGATAGAGTTGAACCATCCGTATTTCGAGGCGAATTGAGACTGTCTGCTATAGTCATTATCGTCCCCTCCTGTGTCTTCAAATAGTCCTGTGAATCCTTTAGTAACTCGTTCACGATACTGTAAAAAAAAACAATAGCTGCACTAATTACCCCTATAGGCGCCTGCTTCATTAGCTCATGTGATTCCATGCTTGCCTCATAGCCGTTAATAGTGTAAAGATCACCAAAACTCTTTAATACAGGTCTATACATAACAGCTGCAGCCTTGTGAAACTCCTTAGGGTTACTTAGCCCTTGCTCGAGATCTATGAACTCACCTAAAGACATGGCCTGAAGATCAGGAATGAACCCGTACTCAATGCCGTCCATAGTGAACTTAGTATTGAAGGGTATTTGTGTATTTAGGATCTCTAAGATCTCATCTGAAATGGCTTGAACCTCAGAAAACCTCATCTTAGATACTATCTTAATATCTACACCACAGAATATCTCAATGGTCTTAAACATAAAAAATTCCTTCTCCTGATCCTCTGTATTGATCAAAGCAAATCTTTGGTATTGCTCTAGTGTAATGTCGTTAATTTCTGTAGGGACTTGTATCTTCATTTGATCTTTATTTAAAAACAGGTCACTAGTAAATAAGTAGCCTCAAAAAAAATAAAAAAAAAATTTGGAGTGTATATATATTAATTAGTATATTTGTCACGGTGCCCTAAAGTCAACGGTAAAATAGGGCATAAAAAACGAAACCCACAACTTAATGCAGGTTTTATTTTCTTAGTCTCTTAATACCTCATTTGATACAATCAGGTTGTAAACGTCATCTAGCAGATCAGTATCATTTAACATCTCCTTGCTATCTATATAGTTTTCAAGATCTCTCATGGCATGAAAGTATCCTAGCTCATAGTTTTTACGCCTCACAGCTTCGACCTCTCTATTCTCGTGTAATTCATCTAGTGTGTTCATTAGTAGTGGTTTAGTTTTAAAGGGGGTGTTAACCCCCGTTAGTTATTATAGTGATAAAATTGTCTTCTCGTTTGCTTCGATTGTCTTCTGTATTAAATCAGTGTCATTGAAGTATAAATCCAATAGGCTTTTATAAGACTTTATAGTATCCCATTCTAAGTCTGTTAGGTCGTAGTTTTTATCGTTCCACTTTGTTACAAGTGATATAAGCATTTTTAGAGTTTCGTTGTTTGCTTTGTAGATTTCTTTTAAAGTCATAATGTTTATTTTTAGTGTTTGTTATTATTTACACTTCAAAGATACAATGGTTATTTAGTTAAACCTGAGCTTTTTTAATCTTTTTTTGAATTATTTTGCATCTGCTTCTTTATCAGTCTTTTACGATGTCTCTGATCTAGTATTCTTTTGCACCTGCTGAGGTGTTTGTTAGGAAACCAGGTAAAGTTAAGCAGTATATGCTCCAATTCCATAGTAGTACATTTATTTAAGTCTTTATCTGTCATATTAATTATATCCTATATTATGTAAGTATCTTTCAGTAGCTAAAGCCTCTCTTTTAGTTTTAAAAGCAGCTACCACCTCATATCCTAGTATGTGTCTGCCTTGGCTTTTATGGTTCCTCATTCTTATACTGGGTTGTGTCGTTATTCCTATATAGTGATCCTCAGGCAGATAGTATAATGTATAAAAATCGTTTCTCTGAGACTCAATATAAGCCTTTATTTTATCTTTAGACTTGGCTCTATATGTCTTAGACTGAGTATTTATGCATTCTTTACATACATAAGACAGCCCGTCTTTTCTAGTTTTATCTTTGTTAAATAAACCTTTGTCTTTTATTGCATTGCATTTTGTACATTCCTTCATGTTTATATAGCGTTGTCTATTTTCTCTATTATATGTCTAAGCTGTGATCTTTCAAATTGACCTATTAATTTTTCATCTATATGAAGGGTAAAATAATCTTTAGTAATTGCGGGCTTAATTATAATCTGTAAGTCTTTCATGTTATTTAGTTTTAAGGTTTAAAATTCTTTTGTTAATTGCTTTACGTCTTTTACTGCATGGCAGCTTATCTGCAATCTGTTGTAGTTTCTGTATTATCTGTTTAGTTGTTCTCATTTCTGTGTGCGTTTATTATAGTAATGTAGATAGATCTCCTCTACCTTCTCTGAGTGCTCATGCTGCTTATATACCTCAGTACCTACATGCTTAGCGTTACCGATCTCCAGGACCAATCTAACATAAGCTAGATTCCTTGTAGTCTTTCCTGTCTTATGTGTATAATACTGTTTAATAGGTTCAGCATATACCCTCAGATGGTTTCCTTTTAAGGCCCAACTCATGGCTTTTAAGCCTTTCATTGCTTTTGACTTATTCTAGTGACCCCTATGCGACCATTGCGGTAATGCTTTACCAATAGTTGTGTATCTAGTTCTACGACCTTATACGGCCTTATAGATAGCTTTACGAGTAATCTGTTATATATATTCATTTGCTTTTAATTTAAGGGTTAGTAATTGATTCTCTAAGGTCAGTCTGTTAACCTCTTCTCTAAGGGCTAATATAGCCATTTCTTGATAGTCTAGTAGTAATTCTGTTTTAGTGTCCATTATATTGTTGTTTTAAGTTCGTTCATATCTGCTATATACTTCTTATACTTTGCTACCCTCTCTAGGTCTGCAAAGTCTCCTAAAGATAACTCATAGTTAATAGTCTCTAACGCTCTCTCTATTCCTTTGTTGATTTCTTGTAACATAGTTTTTATATTTAGTTGATTTGTTTTTTGTAAAGATACAACTAATTAAATGTACCTACCAAACAATTATGCAACTTTTTTTAAAATAAAATGAAAATAAAATGTAAGTAGCTGAGGTGTAGCTGATTAGTTAATGAAGTATTTACCTGCATTAGGATTGCTGAGGTTATATGATATAAAATACCTGATCCCATCCAATAAATGGTTAAAATCGTCAATTGCAACCTCTTTGCCATCCTTCCAAACGTAATTGTTTAGCTCTGTAATAAGGTTATTAGATCCCTGATCTACAAATAGCTTGTAATCCTGCATAAGAGCGATACCCAAGTTAATAGATCCCTGTCCTTTAATACTAGGCTTTATGTTAAGGCCATAGTTAGACTTAAGCTCATGCAATAGCCGAGGTTCAGCACTGTCCCCTATAGTAAGCGTATTAGGGTACTTTAAGAGCTTCTGAGCAATATCTGAAGTAGTTAGCCCTGTAGCGTATATAATCTCTTTAAGATAGATCTCTTTACGTTTAACGTTTATAGATACTAATGTACCTGCGGTTGCATCATTCGAGAAGCCAAAATCTAAGCCTATACCATAGTGATCACCATTAGGATCAAATCTTTTAACCTCCCAATTAGTAAAAATAACACCATGGGCCACATCACGCCACCCTCCAAGGATTTGCGCTTTGTAGTCATCAGGGCGCTCTCTTTTCATCCTGTCTAAGTTAGCCAAGAATGTTTTATCTAAGTGCTTCTCATTATCTAAGTAGGTTGTATGTATATAGGTAGTGTCGCCTTCTGTGGTATTCTCACCACCCTGTAAGCCTCTACGTTGGAAAAACCTATCATATATCCAATGCGCTTTGGTAGTGGGGTTCATTACCATTATAACACGGTTCTGTGCCTCCTTAGATCTTACTGATAGATCAATCTTATCAAATAGTAAAGGATCAGGCATTTCTTCTGCCTCATCGAGTATCCATGTGCTTATACCATTCAAAGACTTAAGTGCAGCTGTCTGTGTACCCTGTCCTACCTTTAGACCTCTAAAGTATATCTTGTTACCTGTAAGCTTATTAGTTATGTCTGTCTTGTTTATAATGAAGTCATTATGTAAACCCATGATCTCAATCTTCTCATTCATCTCAGGTATAATAGAAGTAGATGCTGAGGTCATTGTATAGCGTGTAAATAGGATATTGTGTCCCTTCTCATAAGTGAGTAGCAATATCATTGTAGATATACTATAGGACTTACTAGAGCCACGTCCCCCTGTAATCATATAGTAACGCGAATTACTAAGAAACAAAGGCCTATACTTAGGGTTTAAAGTTATGCCGTTACTCATCCTCAAAAGAGATTAAGCCTCTTAGAGTAATATTGTGATCTACTGATCCTGAAGTGTTAAGATCAATCTCCTGCTTAGGTAGTCCTGCTCTATACTTTAGGAACAACTCAATAGCTCTTTGGTCTCCTGACTCAATGCGTTCTAGTAGCTTCTGTATTACTACGTCAATGTCAATATTGTCGTCTAGGATCTGTCTTATGTTTATAAGCTCCCCATTTGAAGGACGCCCACTGTTTGGTCTTGGACCTCCCCAATTATCTGATCCCTGTGCTCCGTTTGCTTTGCTCTTGCCTGCCATGTTGATTTATGTTGGTTTATTTAAAAACAATCTAAATTAGCTTTAGTAATCAATGTATTGATTTTCCATCATATACCGAATATTTTCATTTTAGACTCTAGATCCTTTATCTTAAGCTCAGCCACCTCTAGGGCAGCTTCTGCTTTGCGTGCTCTCACTACAGCGTTGTTTCTGTCATTACGTGCCTCAGACATAAGCCTAGTAAAGCTGTAATCCCTTAGCTCTAAGCTGTTTACATACACAAAGATCCTAAGGAATGCTGACTGCATATAGATCAGCTCCTCGTTGTCACTCTTTGCTGTCCACTTAATTAATAGATCACATATAAGGTTTTGATCAGCACCCTTCTGTAGGCTTTCAAATGTCGGATTGGTCATGTCTTATATAGCAGTTAAATTGTTTGTCTGTGTCATTATAATCTCTTAAGGCGTCTCTTATTCCTATAGCAGCCTCGAAGTCATTTATCTCGGCTGCCTCTTGTTCTGCTACTAAGACTCTTTCCTGAGGTACTCCTAAGCTCAAAGCGTATAAGGCCCCTACGTAATTAAAGTGTCTTGTCTCCTGATCTGTCATCATAGTGTCCCTTCTTTGTGGTACTGTGATAAATCTATTAATTCGTCAACAAAAAATGCTTTGTATATAGCGATTGCTGCTTCTAGTTTATCCTTACCTGATTGTAGTGTTTGCTCTGAGGCTTTAAATATACCTATATCTGTAGTGGTCTTATCTATTACTAACCAATAGAAGTCAGGCACGTTATAAAGTTGTGTATATAGGTAAGCTTGTAAGTCATAGTCATATTTCTCTATAGTGAACTTAAACTGATTTACACTACTACCATTCTTTAACGTAATATCCTTAAGTCCGTCGTTAGTTGTCTTAACGTCCGCTACATATTCTCTTTTTTTGAATATATCTGCTTTACTTCTTACAGCTAGTCCGTCTACTTCTACTAGGGCAGGTGTTTCTGTCTCTGCTCCCTTCATAAATGATACACAGCTATCGTTCTGTAAGAATGCTGCAGCTATTCTAGAGGCCATATACTTCTCTTTAAGCGTATAGGTGCTCTCAGCTCCGTTCTGCTCTTTAGCTAGTTTCCATTTAGTGGTATTCTTACTAGAGGTATCTACAAAGGTAAATTGTCCGTACTTCTCAGGTTCTAGTATCTCAGTATGTACTAGCTTACCGTCTCTTAATGCTTGAGTCTCTGTCATGCCTTTACGCTTCATGTGAGCGAACCACTTAGGGCTCTTTAGTAGCCACTTCATTGTACTATATGATAATACTCTATCTAGGTTAAGGTACTTATAGTAATATTCGTCTCCTACCATGTTATCTAATGTCTCAGATAGGTCTACTGTCTCGTGATTTAATAGTGTTACTTTCATTAGTCTATGGCGTTATATAAGTTAGTATCAATGTCTAGGTCATCAGCCCAATTTTCAAGATCGTATTGAGTGTCTATAGCGTTGTATAAGTCTGAGTAATTCATATTAGTTTTTGTTTAAGTGAATTGAAAGGTTTGTCTCTGCTTGGTCTACTTCTCCTAATGTAATACGTCCGTAGCGATAATCTACGTAGGCGATGTTTCTTAATAGTTGTAATGTGATTAATTTGTTCATAGTTATAGTATTTAGTGATTAATGTTTTTGTAAAAGTAATTATGATTATTGGTTAAAAAAAGCTTTTTATGATTTATTTTTAATTTAATTTGCAAGGGTCTAATTATTAAGCTATTGGATATAAATATCTTATCACTTCTGTACGGGGTTTCTTTAGCTTAACGTATGTTAGGGCATCAAATTCATCTCTAGCCTCTATATCTAAGTCATCTCTTTGCTGTCTAGCTTCGTCTTGAGCCATCATGGACCTCTCTACCTTTATAAATGTACTAAGCTGATTGTTCATGAAAGAGTCAATACGATCCTGTGGAATGCCTTCTAGCATGTCCTCAATAGTTTGAACCCTTACAGCTTCTAGATCAGCTATTCTAGCCTTAAGGTCTACATTCTCGCTATATAGTACTTTATTATGCATCTCATAAGCGTCTAAGATAGTCTCAGAGGCATCCTTACAGTCTTTAAAATCTAATCCACCTATTAGGCCATGTATTTCATTTACTCGTCTCTGAAGACCTGTATCCCATTCTATTTCTATCTTAAATTTCTTTATGCCGTGCATGATAGTTGCATGATCTTTATTTAAGTATTTACCTATAGCGTAAAATGTCTGTCCTTGAGCTCTAGCAAAGTGATAAAATAAATTTCTAGCTTTTACATACTCTGTCTGCCTAGTGATCTTCATTAGATCCAAACCTGTTGAGGTTTCTACAGCTTTTCTTATAATGTCTAACATATTTTTATAGTTTTTTTTTATAAATTTTCTTGTACCCATTTAGCCCCGAATATAGAAGCCTGTTTTTTAGTTTCAAAATACTCACTCACATATATATAGTCCTGATCATTTCCGTTGTAAAACTCTATGATTATATTCCAAGAGTCGCTCCCCATTCCGTTAGACTTGAAAGGGTTTACCACGTCTATAGTTAAGCCCCCGTGTGATAGTCCGTAATGAGATTTGAATTTTCTTTTTAAATTTAAAGTAGTCATAGTGTTTCTTTTGAGCAAAGATATAAACCTTTATTAGTTAAACCTGAGGAATATTGAATTATTTTTAAAAAAAAAGCCCTACATCTCTGTAAGGCCTAATTTCACTAGGGTTTAAACAAAACTAATAATTACCTAAAGCAAACAATATGCCTAAGGAAACTATTCCTATACACAGGATCTTCACTACTACTTCAATTGCTTTTTCATCTTTATTCATTATGCTTGTTTTTGGATTTCATTAATTAAATTAGCAACCTCATTGTAGGGCCTAGTAGATAAGTATCCTAGTATTTGGTTAACGGACTCAACCGTTAGGTTTATGTTTTTTTCTTCTTTTTCTTTTACTTTTTTCATATATCAATATTTATTGGTTAAAAATCTCTCTAGGCCCGCTAAGGCCCTCCATGCAACTTTTGCAAGGTGTAATTGTCCGTCAGTGTCTAAAGGATCAATGCTGTGATCTATTAGATGTCTAGTCAAAGCGTCAAGCTCGTCCTTAGACTTATCCATGTCCCAATGTAACGGCATGTTGGGATGGTGTTGATCATTACCTGCTTGCGAGCACTTAGCAACCTCCTTAATAGCGTTGGGGAAGTACTTAAGCACTCCTGAAAATACAGGGATTTTTTTTCTATTTGCTGCTTCTTGATTACTAAATAGTGGATTGTCTACCATCTCAGTAATGTCATTTGATACACTTTGGTAAAACCTAGAGCAGCTCCCTAGCTTATCACCTTCGCATGTGCAATTAAGACAATACATTATAAGACCATTAATTCATTAACAGCTGTCTTACCTCCTAAAATAACAGCGCACCCAATTGCAGGCTTTTTTCCTACTTTCATATAAGCCATAGCATAACTTTTAGCGTCTATGCCACAACCTACTTGAGTTCCAAATACTCTAGAGTTAGCTCCTACAAAATACTCAGTGTAGGCCTGGGTGTGTAAATGGCCCTGAACCGTTGATCTCATATCTGACCTGGCTTTTGTCTTAGCTGTACCAGCTTCACCATGGATGTATAAAACGCCGTCAATCTCTACGTCTGTTACGAATCTCCACTTAGGTGTATTTAGCACTTCTGAGTAATCCTTAATCCACTGTTTTGGCACGCCTCCTGATTGTGCCTTACGCATTATAATTCTATCGTGATTACCTACAGTAACGTGAGCGTCGGGCCATCTGTGGTAATATCTTTCTAGTCTCTTTATAGCTAGCTCCAGCTCCTGGCCACCTCCTAGGCCGTCCGCATCCGTCTCATGATATGAGCTGTAATGGTTATCTATCACGTCACCTATGAAAACCACTTGGTTACAGTTGTAACGCTCGTACACTTCAACACAGTGATCAAAATAACTGTCTAGGTCAAATGGGCTATGTAAATCTCCAACTACAAGAACTCTAGACTCTTTGTTATTAAAGAACTCAAAAGAGGTTAATTTAGCCCCCTTAAGCCTTGGCCTAACATCTTTGTTTTTACTTTCCATAATTTACTTTAGGTTTTTTTTTAGATTCAACCTCCTTTGCGTCAATTATATTTGATACATGCAACAACTCGGACGCTAGTCTTTTGTATTGCTCAGGATCCTCTTTGTCTTTGCCTACGCTGTGAAGCCAATTAAGACGGTTTGCTAACTGATCTGCTAGATTTACTAGAGACGGCAGCTTCATTTTTCTAAGTTGGTTACTGTTTAGCTCCTTCATATATTTTATATAAGTCATCTATTAAATTAACCAAACAAGAACTACAATTAGTAACAACTCTCTTGCTTTTAAATAAGTGATTGTAAATAGCTACCAACTCGTTTTGTACCTTAGAACTAACACTCGTAGGCCTTGGGTTAAAAAAACTTTCTAAGAAATCAAACTGATCATTTTCTAAATTGTTTAGCTTCCTGTTAGGAAACAACTTATTTAGCTTCTCAGCTCTTGCAGAACAGCCACAGTCATCTACTACTGCGTCAACAACCGCCTTAATACCTGTAACCTCTGTAAAAGCCGTTACAATGTCTCCTAGGCCTTCTCTACCTGCTTCTCCTAGTATGTCTAGTACTACAGATTTTTTAACTCTAAGCTTCTGAGCTATCTTACCTGCTTTAAAACCTTCTTGGTGCAATTCAAATACTTTATCGTTAATATCCATTTTTAAGGGTTTAATTATTAATATTGCGAATATATGTAAAACAATTAACATACACAAGCTTTTTTGTATTTATTTTATATTAAATCATAGTCTTTGTTGATGAAATCCTGATAATCTTCATGTAGTTGCTCAGCTATCAACATCTTTGATCTTTTAATACTTAAATATATGGTCCTTATTCCTATCCCTGACTCCTCAGAAATTGTCCTGAAGCTTTTGCCTGAATCTAAGTAAGTTTTAAATAGTTTATAGTCAAACCAACTAGAGTTATTTTTTACAATTTGATACATTTTTAACTCTATAGCCTCTACTCCTAATTTCTCCTGATCAACACCCTCATCTATAAAATTATATTTCTCCTCGAAGTCATATTGACTCCCTAGATAATTATATCTTAAATTAGACTTCTTTTTAATTGCATTAATAATTATAGATCTTAAAGTAAAAAACATATAGCCCCTAGATGCTTTGCCTTTGGTGTTAATTATTTTGTCAAAAAGATCATCATACCTAGATAGTCTTAAGTATGCCTCTTGCACAAAGTCTTCAGCGTAGTTGTATACTTCATTATTGTTGTTAGCTATGGCCCTAGCCATCTCTATATACTCGCTGTGATGTTGTGACAATATTTGTAATGCCTTGTTTTTGTTATTCATTTTAAAAAGCTATTTCGGGGTTCATATTAGGTATGTCTATACTAGCAACTTTTGAGTGATCAATAACGTCTTTACCTGCTACACTAAATGCCACATTACCTGCTTGCATTCGCAAACTTATTGGCGCGTCCATTGATGTAGGCCGTCCACCCGTCTCAGTCTCTTTGACCTTTACTACGTGAATATCTGAAACCATCCATCTTGTAGGATGCTGTGTGTATCTGTGTATTGATACAACGTCATCGGCTCTGTTTCCCCATTTACCACCTCCTTCAACATCTGCCATACTGCAAGGCTGAGGCAATCCTTCAAATTCGTGACCGCTAGGATGTTTTCTTCTGAGTGATTCAGTAACTGCGTGAGCGTTTAGCCAAATTGTCACATTGTTTTTTTTACAAAATAATCTCATTTCACTTGCTACTTGATAGTCATATTCATGACCTCCAACGGACCTCAATAAGGTAGGATCTTTAATAAGTGAGTTGTAAGGATCTATAAGTAATCCATCGTAATGCCAAACATCCAATATTTGTTTAGCTTCTGACATTAGGCTTCTAGCGCTGTATAGGCTTTCGACTTTTATAATCTTGAAGTGATCATTAATCCACTCCATTTCAGTCTCTATCTGAGCGTCAGGTATCTTTTGAATCGGTACACCTGTTTTAAACTCTAATAATTTTCTAGCAATGCTGTAGTCGCTATTTTCTGAGCTAAATATTAGCCATTTTAGATCGTGCTTTAAAGCGTAAGCCATTTGTAAGTATAATATCACTGTAGTCTTTCCTGTGTTGGCGTGTCCTACGCAAATGTTGAAAGCTCCTTTTTTATATCTTAAAAACTGATCAACCTCCTCAATACCTAATCCATACCCCTGCTCAATCCTGTCATATTTTACATCATATAACTTCTCTTTAATTAATTTAATATCTGTTAACATCTTAGGGCCCTTTAATAGTTAGTACTATGAAAATAAAGGGAGGCTTTTACACCTCCCATATAACACTAAAACGGCAAGTCAGGAGTTTCTCTACCTGCTAAAGATTGCTCATTAGCTTCTGTCTGTTTTTCAACACGCTCAGCTGCTTGAATCTTTCCGTCCGTCCAAACCACTTTTCCGTTTCCTATAAAATGCTTAGCCTCCTTAGCTTCTCTTTGCTCTTTGGTTTGCTCCATTGAAGCAGAAGCGTTTTGTCCGTAAGCGTTAGTTTCGTCATTTACAAAGACAGTGACGTTAGCCCATCCTTTGTCGTTGAATTGAATTTTTTCTTTGTTAATTCCTACCGATATAATTGTACTCATAATTTATGCGCCTCTCTTAAAGGCTTGGGTTTTTGTTGTGGCTTTATTGCCGTTTTGCGAATATACGCAATTTTTAAATAATATGCAATCTTTTTACTACTTTTATTTTACCTACTTAATTTATAAACTACTTCATAGTCTCTTGTAAGCAATACCAGTGCTAGCTCCTCATTTCATGGATACAACTAAATAATACCGCAGCTGCTAATGTTATTAAAAATATTTTATTCATGTTATTGGTTTTTAGTAATATTAATTAATGAGTCCTTTACCTTGTCATTTAATATATACTTAGCCTCTATTTGATCCACAGTAACCTTGCCGTTTTTTACAGCTTGTAATGCCTTCAGGTAGTTTTCACTAGTCATTGCTAGATTAGGCTTAGCCGATACAGCTGTTTTAAGGCCTTTTCCGTGCGTGTTAGTTGCGTCAGCGTCTTTGGTGTCATCTAATAAGAATAAACCTCCTAGAGCGTATTTACGAGCGTATGAGCTAGATGCTCCTGAAGCTTGTGCTTTATCCATTCCTTTGCGGTTAAGATCTAGGCCTGCCTGAGCTTTTACAAAGAAGCTTCTGTCTCCATCTGTTACAGTTGCTGTAGATTCTACAAAAAGAGATCCACCTACTTCAATTACCTCATCTGAAATACTAAGGAATAATCCATGCTTATAGCATATCGGCTTAGCAGCTTCAAAAATATCTTCCGCGTTTCTGTAGCTGTATTTCCCAAAAGAGTTGTATTGACTCTTAGGTGCTTTAAGCTCGTTTTGAATTTTTACTAGTTTGTCAATCATAATTTATATATTTAATAGTTAAAAAAAGTGGGGCTTTTACACCCCGTTAGGGTTAGTTAAAAAGTTTAGTGTCTTCAGCAACCATGTCAACCATTTTTTCAGAAGCATTGTTTTTAGCTAGGAACTTTAAAGCCTTAACTAGTTTCTTAAGATCTTTGTTATCTTTATCGTTGTTCATGAACATGTTGTGAGTTACATCTGTAGCCTTTACATTAAGACGCCCACAAAAGAATAATTCTTTTTTAGCAAACAAGTCAGTTACATTCCCGTTAAATGTGTAAGTGTGCTCAGCTTTAAAAGCCTCTACAACTAACTCGGCTGCGTTGTATAATTTTACCTCTCTTTTTGCTTGATCTAATTGTTGTGTTAATGTATTTAAGTTTTTCATGGTGTTGATTTTATGTGTTAGCGTTATTGCTTGGTACAAAGATACAGACTCTTTTTAGTTAAACCTGAGCTTTTTTACATAAATATCAAAAATAAATGAAAATAATTTGTAACTGATTGAGCATCAGCTATTTTGAGGACAAAGTTTTTTTGTAGTTTTTTATGATACCACAAGATCTGCAGTGATATTCATTCTTTAAGCGATACCAAATAACCATGTGCTTCTTATTCTTTGGGCATTTTACAGGTAGTCTAGTCATTAAAAGTAAGTCTATGCATTATATAATGATAGGTCTGTAGCTCAGCTTCTTGGGCCTCTATCATGCCGTGTATTGTATCTTGATCTATTCCGTGATCAATAATACCATCGCCCATCATTCTGTATTCCTTAAGTTTATTAGTCTCAAAAAACACCTTTGCCTCTAGTTTGCGGGCAGCTCTGTCTTGTAATTCAGGTAGTGTAAGTTTTCTCATATAATTGAATATATAAAAAATAAACAAGACTACCTAATAATTAACCTAAAAGTTTTGATCTTTTTTTACTTCTGCCAATTTGTCCCTGAAGGTCTCAAATATTTCCATGTATTCAAAATCTGCTAATTTAAAGATCTGTTTAGATTTGATCAGTAATTGTTCTGAAAGATCAGATCCTAGCTTTAAAGAGTACTCATACTGTCTGCCATATTGAAATCTATTGCATTTTCGACACTGCGCATATACATTCTCCTCGTCCCATCTTGTAGATAAAGCTCCTCGGCCTATGAAATGGCCTGCGTCTGACTCTGTGAAGTGAATAGGTTTATTACATGAAACGCATTTGCAGTAACCTGAGTTGTTATCTGCGTCACGTCTCCTTATATACTCGTGAAATGGTTTGTCAATTTTAGTTTTCCAATACTTTAAAGTTTTTTTCTTTGCCATTGTTGTAGTTTTAGATAGTAGGCCCTGTAGTAAAAACCCTAATAAAAACTATAAGGCCCTAAACACTATCTTAGAAGTAAATTATGAAAAAACTCCCTTTATTTAAAAACAATATTTTAGTAGCTTATAACCATGTTGACAACTCAGGATAACTTTAGTGGCATTTGTAGTTTTTTTTCTGTACCTTCGTTTTATACTTCTCCCTAAGAAATCAGTATCTTTTTATTTACATTATCCTTAAAATATTATCCACAACAAAAAAGCTGCTTTAGTAGTTTGGTAAAGGATTACAAATACGTGGATTACAAATATCAGGATTACGGTATTGCGGCTTCTGCTTATATATGTGATATAGGTTAATTATGTTTTATCCTTAACTGTTTTCATGATCTTTTCAATGCCTCTAGATCCAAAGTAAAAAATAGTCATAGTGCCAAATAAAGACTGTATAACAGGAATGTAAGCTTTATCCACTACAAAGGCCCCTACGTTGCCGTCTAATAATACTACAGATAAAAATAGTATAAACATAGCTCCATAAGTCACAGGTCTAACTAGACGTGTAATAGTATGCTCATTATCCATACCTAGACGCTTAGTAACCTCAACCATTTCGATCATATCATTCTCCATCTCTTGAAGTAAAAGTGACTTATCAGCTTCTGCTAGACTCTTATCTCCTCGTATAGCGTCTCCTAAGGTACTTAATTGTTTTATACCCGTGATATTACCTGCTAGATTTAAAATCTCAGGAGAAACGCTCTTACCTTGCTTTACTAGCCACCTAAGTGCGTCTCCAACTCTAGTAGTTCCTTTTTTGTCTTTGTAGTCACTCATATTCACAGTTTTTAAAGTAGTCAATTATGTAGTCGTATTCTTTTTGTACGTCAAATGAAGGGCACGCCTTAGAGCTAAACTCATTGTGTCCGTGTAGTGTGCTATTCGGGTATGTATCCATCAAATCAATTATAAGAGACTCTAAGCGTCCCTTTTGATTTTCTGTCCTTGTGTCTTTGGGGTTCATTTTAGAGTCAACACCGCCAACGTATGTAATCCCTATAGATCCCTTATTGTGTCCTCTTACGTGCGCGCCTTGTCTTTTAACAGGCCGTCCTTCGTGTAGGTCTCCTTTTAAGTCTATTATGTAGTGATATCCTATATCTGACCATCCACGATCTAAATGCCACTTTTTTATAGTGCCTACAGATACATCTCTACCCTCAGGTGTTGCTGTGCAATGAATTATGATCTTATTGATGTCTCTCATCTACGCTGTTATTTTCATCCAACTCCCAAATATCCTTCATTAATCTTTCATTTTCTAATTTTGTCTTTTGCCTATTTAGTCTGCCATCTAGGACTTTATTCACTATAAGAACTATAGTATATATACCCCCTAATATAGATAAAAACAAATGTATTGAAGCCACGCTGTCCCCGTTTATTATGGAGACAGCTGTATCTTTCACACTAATTACCCACAAGGAGCATGTGGCGTAGTTGGCTACTAATTTAACCATATTATTCTATAGTTATAGTTTTACTCTCAGGAGTAATTAATAAATCAACAGCGGCCTCTAAATTAGACTCTATCTCAGTTACCCTCTCTAGGCCCATTGCTGACTTTGTCCAAGATATGAAATCTTCGTGTGTAAGCTCATCAAATGACGTAAAACCCTCTAGGTTATCTGTATTTAGAGATTGTGTACCTATATTAGTAGTACTAAAGCCATCTTTTGAGCCCTCAACTCTATAGTGTATCGTGTATACCACATCTGTGTTTTCTCCTTTAGTAGTGTAAACATCTACTGTTTTGCAATTCCAATTGTAAGTAATCATTTGTTTTTGTTTTTTATTAATTATTAATTTATTTTTATTACCATTGCGCTATAGCAACTCTTTTCCATGAATTTGTTGCGTAGCACACGTATATGTAATCCGCCGTTATTCTTATTTCTCCTAGCGTCCCTGTGTCTCCTCTACTAGATGGAGCCGTTTGCATTGCTGAAACCCTGTATCCAGTAGCTGAAATATTTGACAAGGAAGTTATGTGACAACCCGCAGCAAGAGTTGTTGTTCCAACCCCAATACCAGCGCCTTGTGTATATATCTTACTATCCTGCAGTCCAAGTGTACCTGATTTACTGTAAGGCACATACCCGTCAGTTAAGTCAGTAGCTATTAGTGTTTCTGCCTTTACGTTACCTGAAACCTCAAGCTTTTCGCCAGGACTAGTCGTTCCGATACCTGTATTTCCGTCATTATCAAAATGCATTCTTGTAATACCCGCTGAGGCATCAAATATCCTAAAATCCGAGCCCGAATTACCTAAATCATATTGCCTTCCCCCACTTGCGGGAACTAGGGAAATTTTAGCATTATTAGCGCCACTTGCTCCTTTTATTAAAACTCCTATATCGGTTCTAACGTCTAAAGGTTTTGTAGGACTAGTCGTCCCGATCCCCACGTTGCCGTCTGCGTTGTCTACCCATAGAGTATTTGCTAAAAACCAATCCCCACCACTATTTACATATCCTCTTTGAGTACCCCCTTGTGTAGACAATGTGCTTGAATGCGTCCAAAACTCTATCTGTGTGGCTGCGTTTAACTCGTAAGGATTACCTCCAATAAAAACTTTATTGTAAGTTTCAGTAGCTAAAGAGCCTATAATTGCAACACCTGCTGAACCAGTACCGTTTGTTGATCCTGTATCTTGGTTGTAATGAGTACCTGCTAAGTAAGACCATTTATTAGTGCCATTACCTTTTTCGCCCATTAGAATACTACCTCCGTTAGCATTACCGTTTTTAGCTACGTGTAGCTTAGAGTCAGGGCTAGTCGTCCCGATACCAAAATTACCCTGAGTTGCACAAACAAAAGAATCTGCACTATTTTCTGATAATTTCCAATCATTACCTGTATTTTCTATACCTCTATTGAAAGAAACTATATTATCTGCTTCGTTCAAACTCATTTCACCCCATCCAGTTCCAGCAGCATTAAACATTCTATAAGCGTCTCCAGAGGTAACAGAAATATCACCGTTTACTTGTAGTTTTGTTTGTGGCCCAGTAACCCCGA